ATGACACACAACCCCAATGTGTACGGCTATGTAAACGGGAAACCCGTCTTTTCCCGCGACGAGTTCATCTTTGAACACCGCAAGCGCGGCCCTATTGAGGACGACGCCGAGCTCATAGCCTTCGCCGAAAAAGCAACGAGCGGCTGGCATAACGCCGGCTGGAGCCATAGCTTTATCAGCTTCTACCTCAGCGACTACGCGCTGAGCGAACCTTTTGCAAGCCTGACGCTAAGCGAGTTCAGACGCCTGAAGGAGCTCCAGCAAGAAGCGCGCGAAGCCGCCAAAGCTGCGGACGACGCTCGGTGCTGGCGGCTCAAGGAGACGATCAACTGGGCCGACAACAGCGTCGAGGAAATCTACGAGGACAAAGACGGTAACACCAAGCACGTCACTGTCGTTGGCCCGCACGGCGACGCCTGCTGAGGAGGTGCGGAACATGAACACCAAAGCCATCCGGCAGCTCGCCGACGTCACGCTGGACAAGTACCGCAGCTCGATCCCTCGCAAAGCCTTCGAGGAGTTCGTGAAGGACATCATCGCCGGCGAGAACCGCGCGACCGCCTTCAGATACGAGGCGACCCCAATCTGCCGGGCCTCGTTCCCGTCCACGCTGGACGAGGACGGCGCCCGCTGCACCGTGGAGGTCACGGTCTACCGGCTGAACGCCGTGGCCGCCACAGCCTTCCTGCTGGACGGGCCCGAGACGCTGCTGCGGCACATCGGGCTCGACGAGCGGGACACATACACCACCAAGCACGAGATCGACGACCTCGTCACCGTCGTGCACATCACCAGAGAGGAGGCGCCAGCATGGCAGCACTGAGAGACATCGCCCGAGACTTCGCCACGGAGATCCGCGACGGCATCGGCTGGACAATCGTGTACCGCACCGGCCGCTCGTGGAACGCCCTGACGATCTGGAGCGACATCTGGAACGGCGAGTGGGAGACCAACGACCTCAACGAGGCCATCGGGATCCTGAAGGCAGACCCGGACGCCGTCATCGTCAACGGCTACTACTGCGGCCACTTCGGTGAGGACATGACCATCGACGAGATCGCCGCCGGGATCCGCTGGCACTACGAAGGCGGCCGCAACCGCCTCGCGGACTATTGCGAAGTCACGCAAGGCCGGGACGCCCTCGAGGAGGGCCGCAAGGCTGCCGAAGCTGCCGGCCTCCCGTTCTGTGAGCGTCTGGCCGACGGAGGCGACGACGAGCTGAGCCCCTACGTCTACGACGGCAGCATGACGCTCGCCGATCGTGAGAAGATGCAGCAGGCCCGCGAAGCCTTCGAGAAGCTGGCCGACGCTCTGCGGGAAATCGCCGCCAAGCTGGCCGAGGCCCTGAAGCCGGTCATCAACGCCGTGCTCTCTGCCCTCAAAAAGCTCTGGAAGGTATCGGCCAAGGCCATCGGAGTGCCGCCGAAGTGGCTGCACCTCGCAGCTCACGCAAAGAAAGCCAGAACCCGGAAGAAGTACCGCAACCGCATCCGACGCTATGTTTTCGAGGCTCTGGCTGCGGAAGGAGGTGGAGGCCCATGACAGCCAAGTGCGTCGGCTGCGGGCTCGACTGGAACGTCAGCATCTACCAGAAGATCCCCCGCACCGGCTACATCTGCCCGCACTGTGAGAGCCGGCTCCGCGCCGGCGAGACCCTGCCAAACATTCAGGCCAGCCAGAAGGCTCGGCCGCAGAGAACGAAAGGAGCAACCCCATGAAAAAGATCGCACTCAAGAACGCCGCCCGCGGCACGGCCTTCGACTATGCCGGCCAGAGCTGGATCCTGCTGGAGAATGATGACGGCCGCGCCCTCTGCCTGAGCAAGGACATCATCGAGACCCGAGCCTTTGACGAGGGCAACTGCAACAACTTCGCCGTCGCCAGCAGCAAGGAATACCTCAACGGCGCCTACCTCGACAACCTGCTCGAGGACGTGAACGGCCCCAACGCCTTCCTGACCACGGAGCTCGACCTGACCACCGACGACGGCCTGAAGGACTACGGCACCTGCGCCGTCACCATCTTCCTGCTGACGGTCGACCAGTACCGGCGCAACCGCGACGTCATCCCCAACGCAGACGACTGGTGGTGGCTCTCCACCGCCTTCAGCACGAAGTCTAACGGCTACGAGTCACTCGCCCGCTACGTCAACGCCGATGGCACTCTGTTCGGGGACGGCGCCTACTACGGCGGCAACGGCCTGCGCCCCGCTTGTTATCTGGACTCCGATCTCCTGATCTCCATCGAGGACGACGAAGCCACCGACGACGTCACGCCGGAGCACGCCGGCGAGATCATCGCGGCGCTGGCCGAGCAGTTCGGCGGCACCTTCGCCACTGAGGATCAACTGACCACAGCCCTCTCGTTTATGCTCGGCACCCTGAGAGCTACCCGCGAGAAGGAGGCCCGGCATGAGTAACCTCTCCACCCTGTTCGACCGCTACAAGGCCCTCGTCGTGTTTGATACCGAGACCAGCGGCCTCGACTTCGACAACGACCAGATCATCGAGCTCGCCGCCCTGCGCGTGGAGCGCACGGCCACCGGCGGTCTACGGATCGCCGGCAAGATGGACACCTTCATCAAGCTGCCCGAGGGCGAGACCCTCCCGGAGAACATCGTCAGCCTGACCGGCATCACCGACGAGCGGCTCCAGACCGAGGGCGTGCAGCCGGTCAAGGCAGCCGGCCAGATCGCCAAGCTCATGCAGAACGGCCCGACGCTGATGATCGCCCACAATGCACAGTTTGACGCCTGTTTTCTCCGTGGCCTGCTCCGCGGCCAGAAGGTCGGCCGGATCGACTGGCTGGACAGCCTGACGGTCTACAAAGACCGCAGGGCCTACCCGCACAAGCTCGCCAACGCGATCATCGCCTACGACCTCACCGGCAAGGTGCAGAACAGCCATCGCGCCATCGACGACGTGCTGGCCCTGTTCGAGGTGCTGAAGGCGATGGACGACGAGCGCGAGGATCTCGGCAGCTACGTCAACCTGTTCGGCTACAACCCCAAGTACGGCGTCAGCGGCCGCCGGATCGTGGGCGTCAGATATGAGCCGCAGAGCTTCAGCAAGGGCCTGACTCGCCCGGAGCAGACGCTCCCGGCCCGCGTGGCGCGGAGGTAACAGCATGAGCCCGGAGATCACGATCACGAGCGAGGAGCTGCGCGAGCGCGTCGAGGATCGCCTCGACCGCTGGATCCCTGACGACGTCTGGAACCGTGCCGAGCCCTACGCCCGCCACAAAAACGAAGTAAACCGGCAGCGGCACCCCGAGATCGACTACTACGACAACGACTACCTCGTGCTGCTGACCGCTGACACCGTCCGAGAGACCGAGTTCAGCGACCTCACTCACGCCCTCTGTGATCTGACCGTCGCACGGGCTCAGTGA